AAACGCACAGCAAGCGCGTCAGGATCTGTATCTCTTTGGTGCGCGCATTTACCTTGACTGCATTGAGCAAACGCTGAGCGCGGACAACATCCTTCCCCGCGGCCGTTATGTCGAGTTTGACATTGACGACTACATGGAAGAAAACATGAACGACACAGCAACTAAAAACATTGAGGAAGTGTCTTATGATTGAGTTTGTTTCTGTACCCATCACGCTTGACGCGGCTGCAGGTGAGGAAAGCCCCCGAACAATCACGGGTGTGGCTGTACCTTGGGACACGCCTGCAACCGTGTCGAGCGGTGAGCGCGTCATGTTTAAGCGTGGCGCGTTCGATGTGAACGCTAAAGCACCTAAGTTGCTCGAAGGTCACGACATGACGCAGTTGCGTGGCGTCGTTACCGAAATTGTTGAAGCCGACGAAGGCTTGTTGTTTACAGCCAAGTTTGCTAAGACCCGCGCAGCCGACGAAGCCATTGAACTGGTGAAGGCTGGCGCATACGACTCGGTCAGCGTTGGTGCTGTACCGGTCAAATACAAGTTCGACAAGTCAGGCACCATGGTGGTGTCTCAGGCCAACCTTGTCGAAATCAGTCTTGTTGCACAGCCCGCTTTTGCGGATGCTGTCATCACAGAAATCGCTGCGTCTCAACCTGAAGAGGAAGACGCTGTCGAAACCCAACCCAATGACATTCCTGAGGAGGAAACCATGTCACAAGAAACCCCAGCGGTTGAGGCTTCGGCTGAAATCGTTCCGACCGCACCTATCGTTTTTGCTCAGGCGAAAAAGGTCGTTGCACTTCCAACAGCAGCGGAATACATCGCAGCAGCAATTGCTGGTGGCGATCAGTGGCGCGAGATGAGCGAAGCACTTCGCGCAGCCGCACCAGACGTTGTCACAACCGACACACCTGGATTGCTCCCTACTCCAATTGTTGCTCCTGTTTACAACAATTTCATCGGCCGTCGCCCAGTTGTTGACGCCGTTGGCGTGCGCGCAATGCCCGGTGGTGGCAAGGTGTTTATCCGTCCAGAGGTGACCACACACACCACAATCGGCGCAAGCATCGGTGAGCAGTCACCAAGCCAAGGCACCCTCGTTGTGTTCAACAACCAAGTCACAAAGCAAATTTTCGGTGGATACGTGAATGTGTCCGAAGCCGAATTGGACTGGTCAGACCCCGCCGTTCTGCAAGTTTTGCTTGACGACATGGGCCGTATCTACGCAAACGCCACAGACAACTACGCAGCAGACCAACTTGCTACAGGTGCAACCACCACCAGCAACTTCCTTGCAGCATCCGTTGACGATCCTTCGTACTGGGCAGAATGGGTTGCAAACGCAGCCGAAACCATTCTTTCCGCATCGAACGGCAACCTGCCAACACACATGTTCATGAACCCATCAATGTGGGCCGAACTTTTGAAGTTGTCAGACACCGCAGATCGTCCGTTGTTCCCACAGGTGGGCCCAATGAACGCGTTCGGTAGCCTCGCTCCCGGTCAAGTAAACGGCAACGCCTTTGGGTTGCAAGTCGTGGTTGACCGCAACTTCAACGCTGCGACCACCATCATTGCAGACGCATCTGGCTTTGAACTGTTCGAACAGCAGAAGGGTGCAATCAGCATTGACTCGCCTTCAACATTGTCTCGCACAATTGCGTTCCGTGGCTACTTCGCCGCGCTCATGATTGACCCAAGCAAGTTCGTCAAGGCAAACTTCGTCTGATCCACGGGTAGTTCGGGAGAGGGTCTGACATGGCAGTAAGCACTATCACGCACGTGCGACGCGTAGACAACTACGCGGCTGTCCAGACCCTTACCGACGCTGAAGTGCAGACGGGTGATACGGTCACGGTTGCAGCTGTAGCCCTCGCTGGTTTCAACGCCACAGCCACAGTTGTCTCAACCGAGCCGTATTACCTAGATGGTGTGGACGACGAGGGGTATCTAGTTTTTGACTATGACATACCGCGCGCTAATCAGATCATCTATGTAAACAGCGGAGCCGATGTTGCTTATGAGGCCGAGTCCGGGACATTGACGTATACACAGTCGGTGTCTTGGATTGTGGCTGCAGACGTAACTTCTTGGCTGGGTATTGACACCGCCACCGCTAACGACACCGCTTTTGTGACTGTTTGTGTAAACGCTTCTAACGCGTGGTGTTACCGCAAGCGTCGGGAGGCTGGCTACATTGACTCGATGACGACTGTGCCCAGCGCCGACGTGAAACTTGGTACCGTCATGTACGCCGCAACGCTTTACCGTGAACGCGGATCAGTCGACTCGTTTGCGTCGTTTGACTCAATGGCTATTGGCGCGTCACCGTCGGCCACGCTTGGTCGCATCATGCAGCTTCTTGGCTGTGGCAGGGCACAGGTTGCGTAATGCCTGCATCGGGAATTCTTGTTGACGCTGTAAACGCTTGCAAAACTGCGCTTACTGGGCTTGGTCTTGTACCGATTACAGATCCGCGCAATGCTCGCCCGCTTTCCGTTCTTATCGAATTGCCCACTGTCACCGCGTTTACATACAACGTGGGAGACATTGAGCTACGCCTGCGTGTGTTGGCCCCGCCCCCTGGGAACCAAGACGCAGGCGATTATCTAATGACCATCGCAGACCAAATCATGAACAGCGCCATAGCGGTTACTGATCTTCGACCCGGTCTTGCGACCGTCGGCGGGCAAGACCTACCGACGTATGACCTAACCGTAGCCATTGCTGTACAAAGGAGCTAACCATGGCAACAACAACTTTCCTGTCCAACGCGACCATCAACATCACTCAGGGTGCGACCACCTATGACTTGTCTGACCAAGCGAACCAGTGCACACTTACCATCGGCTCCGACTCACTTGAGATCACAGCCTTTGGTGATACGGGCCACAAGTTCGCACCCGGTCTGCAGTCTGTTGACGTAAGCATCACTTTTTTCCTTTCGTATGGTGGCTCTGGCGCTACCTCGGAAGTGGAAACAGCGCTTGCAGCAATGGTCGGTCTCGGCACCACAACCTTGGTTCTTAGCCCATCGGGCACCACCGAGTCGGCGTCAAACCCTGAGTACACCATCACCAACGCAATGCTCGCTAACTTCACGCCTATCAACTCCACCGTGGGTGAGATGGCAACAGTGACCGCAAACTTTGTCGGCGGCACTTGGGCGCGCGACATCACCTGATCCAACTACATAGGGAGAAACTATGAAACTCACACTCGAAGTAACCGAGCGTGACCAGCAGTACACCGTTACCACCAACCTTGGGGTGATTGTGGCTTGGGAGCGTAAGTTCAAGCGCAAGGCTTCACAGCTGGGCGAAGGCATCGGCGTTGAAGACCTCGCCTTTATGGCGTGGGAGTGCTGTAAACAGAATTCAATTCCTACTCCGATTGTCTTTGACGAATACGTCAAGCGCCTCGAAAACATTGAAGTGGTGGACAACGAACCTGTAAACCCTACGACCGAGGCACATACAACTACGCTCTAGCTCTTCTGCTGGTTCGCACAGGGTATTGGCCTCCTGACATACCATTTGACCTTGACACACTGGTGACAGTGCTAAAGGCAGCCGAAGACACAAAGGAGGGCTAGATGCCATACAAAGCAGACATGGAACTTGTCGGCTTGCGTGACGCCATCCGTTCGCTCAACAAGATTGAGCCGGGTCTTCGTAAACAGTTTGTCGCTGACGCTCGCCGTATAGCCCAGCCTGCCGTTGACAACGTGCGTCGTGGCTACACCAAGGTTCCGCTGTCGGGCATGTCGCGCAAGTGGTCACAGAACGGCCGTCAGTTGTTTCCGTTTACAGTCGCTAAGGCTCAACGTGGGGTGCAGGTCAAAGTGGACACAGATCGACGCACTAACAACACAATTTCCATTGTGCAGAAAGACCAAGCCGCAGCCATTTTTGAAACTGCTGGTCGACGTACGGACAACAGCCTGGAGCGTTCTCTTGGTCAGTTGGCACCGGGCCGCACACGCATTATTGGGCCTGCCGTTTACAGGGCGCGCCCAGAGTTTGAGGACGAATTGCGTAGATCCATTTTGGCTGTGCTTAAGCGTGTAGAGAAAGAACTGAACTAATGCTGTCTATACCCATTTCAACGACGTTTGCTGGTCAAGGTGTACAGAAGGCCATCAAGTCGTTTAAGCAGTTAGAGACCGCTTCGGACAAGGTTAAGTTTGTACTCAAGGCGGGCGCTGTGGCTGGCGTCGCCGCGTTTGCTGCGTTGGGTACAGCTGCGTTTCAGGCTGGGCAGGCTTTGCTGGGTTTTGCCAAAATGGCGGCCGACGACGAGAAAAGCCAAAAGCAGTTAGCGCTGTCTATTCGTGCGTCAACTAAAGCCACTGACGCTCAGATCGCGTCTGTAAACGAAATGATTGACACGCTTCAGCGTCAAGTTGGCGTGGCCGACGACGAGTTGAGACCGTCTTATGCCCGCATTATCCGCTCGACGCGTGACTTTGAAAAGGCACAGCGTTTACTGCGATTAGCGCTCGACGTGTCTGCCGCTACAGGCAAACCCTTAAAAGCCGTCACAGAGGCTCTCAGCAAGGCCTACGACGGTTCTAACACTGCACTGACTCGACTGGGTCTTGGCTATGACAAAGCAAAACTCAAGGGCATGGAGTTTAACGATGTCCAAAAGGATCTTGAAAAGCGTTTTAGCGGTTCCGCGCTGGACAACGCAAACACTTTCGAGGGGACAATGGCTCGGTTCCGTATCACCATTGACGAGTTGAAAGAGTCGTTGGGGCAGGCAGTACTTCCGTACCTTAAGCGCCTAGCCGAGTACGGCATCCAAATCGCTGACGCGTTCGGGCGTAACGGGGTCGCTGGCGCAATGGAAGAACTCAAGTTCATCTTGTCCACTTTGCTTTATGACGAAAACGGGCAACTTAACGCAGCAGGGCAACAAATCAACGACCTAGCCAACAGCCTTAACGGCATCGCTAATTTCATCAACAACCTTGGTAAAGGGTTGTATTACGCTTCAGGCTCACCGTTGTTTAACCTGATACCGGGCCGTAAGGATGTGTCGCCAATCAGCGTCCCAACATTTGGCACGATTGACACACAAATCAACCCCGGCTCGTTGCGCGGTATACGCGGCTCAGGCTCAGGTGTAAACATTACGGTGCAAACAGGTATTGGTGATCCGATAGAAATCGGTCGACAGGTTTACAACGTGCTGAACAACTTTGAGCGCCGAAACGGTGGCCGCTAATGGCATACCCCACGCCGATAGTTGAAATCGCATTCGACGACGGCCCTTATGTTGTGTCGCCCACGTGGACAGACGTAACCGCGTACTGCCGTGGCTTCGGCACCAGCCGTGGCGTACCCGACGACTGGACGCTCCAAGCCGACGGCTCAGCCAGTGTCACCCTGTCAAACCGTGACCGTCGCTTTGACCCGTTTAACGCGTCAGGGCCGTACTACGGCAAACTTCTACCGCGACGCCAAATCCGTATACGCGCCACCAGCGGAGGCACCACCTACGACGTGTTCCGTGGGTTCGTGTCCGGGTGGCCACCCGAATGGACAAACGCAGGCAAAGACTCCACCGTCACCCTGTCCTGTTTTGACGCGTTGCAGCTGCTCGGATCATCGTCGATGCCAGCCGACTGGGCAATGCCCTACATCCAGTCGCTCAGCCCACGGCACTACTGGGAGATGGACGACCCTGTAAACCTGTACCTTGCTAACTTCACGTTGCGCGACCGTGGCAACGCTGTCAGCAGTGTTATTTGCAACACCAACAAGGTCTATCAGGGGCCGCGTATTGCGCTTGGCTTGCCGTCGTTGTCTGTCGGTACTGAGTTTGACGGGCTGGCTCAAAACACCACGGTCGGCTCAACATTTTTTGCTCCTAACACTGCGTCGTCGTTTACGATTAGTTTTTGGGCGCAAGGCACACGCGCCGATTTGCTGTCGCCAAGTTTTTCAGGGTCAGCCTTTGGTGGTGCTTTCGGTGTTGGCATTGACTGTTTTACGTCAGGTAACGGCGCTGGTTTGGCGTATGCGTTTTTTGACAATGGCACAACGACCCGTACATACGAATCGACTGTTCAGTACGCTGCTTCTGAACCGCATCACATAGCGTTTACATACGACTACGCCATCAACTTAGGCACTTTGTATGTTGACGGCTTCAACGTCACCACTGGGCCTAAAACGAACTCAGGAAACACCCCAGCCGCAAACGAAAGTTTTGCGATGACCGCTGGCAACTTTCAACAAGTTGCAATGTTTACAAGCGTGTTGACACAAGCACAAATCCAGGAGATTGTGCGCCTTGGT